CGCTCCGCCAGTGGCGCCCAACGGTAACGGGACCCAACCGGTGCCCGTCGGGGCGTAGGCCGTGGCCGTCGATGCCCTGGTGGAGGCACAGACCACCCGCACCGCTCGCCTACAGGCCCGGGTGAAGGAGCTGGTGGCTGCTGCCTGGGCCGCCCTGCCCGGGGTGGACGACACTGCCCTGGACCAGTGGCTGGCCACCGTGCTCCCGGTGGTGACCGGGGCCGAGGCGACCGCCGCCGCCGACATGGCCGCCTACCTGGCCCTGCTGGTGGCCGAGATGACCGGGCAGCCGCCCCGTTACATCGGGGTCCCGACCGAGGCGGTGACCGGGGCCCGACTCCGACGGGGCACGCCACCCGAGGCGGTCTACAGCCGGCCGATGATCCAGGCCCGCACGCTCCTTGCCCAGAAGCTCCCCTACGCCGAGGCGATGCAGGGGGCTGGCCGCCGGGCCGAGCTGCTGGCCGCCACCGATGTCCAGTCGGCTCGGCTGTACGGCGCCCAGGCCATCATGGCCACCGAGCCTCGCATCGTCGGCTATCGGCGCAAGCTGACCGGTACTCACTCCTGTGGCCTGTGCGTGGTGGCCTCCACCCGTCGCTACCACAAAGCCGACCTCATGCCTCGCCATCCCGGGTGCGACTGCACCCCGACCCCGATCATCGGGACGGAGGACCCTGGCGAGGTTCTGAACCGTCCGCTACTTGATCAGATGCATGCCGCCATCGCCGAACGGTTCGGGCCTGAGGCCGTGACGTTGAGCGCCGACTCTGACGCCTACCGCCAGCTGGTGACCGTGTACCAGCACGGGGAGTACGGCCCGACCCTGGCCGTGGCCGGGGATCATCACCTCACGTCGGCCGCCGCCAACGCTCGGTAACCTGCCATCGTTTCCCAACACCGCCCCAGGAGGGCATAATGCCAACTGAAGAGACCGGCACCGAACCCAGCCAGGAGCAGGAGACGGAGCCGGAGCAGAGCACCGATCCCTGGGCCGACCCGGAGAAGGCCCGAGCCGAGATCGAGAAGCTCCGCAGAGAAGCCGCCGGCTGGCGGACCAAGGTCCGGGAACTGGAGCCCCAGGCCAAGCGGGCCCAAGAAGCCGACGAAGCGACGAAGACCGAGATCCAGAAGGCCCTCGACCGTCTCGCCGAAGCAGAACAGCGGGCCCAGGTGGCCACCCTCGAAGCGGCCCGCCTCCGGGCTGCCAGCGCCCACGGCCTCACCGAGGCCCAGGCCAAGCGGCTGGTGGGCTCGACGCCCGAGGAGCTGGAAGCCGACGCCAAGGCGTACGCCACCGAGGTGGGAGCCAACGGCACCGCCAACGGCGCCCGCAAGACTGACCTGAAGCAAGGGGCCCGGGGGGCACCTTCCGCACCGGATCCCGACGCCTGGCTCCGACGCATGGTGAACAACAGGTAAGACCCCCGCCCAGCCCCTGGGAGGGGCTGACACAGGAAGAACCCCTCCCATGACCTACACCTCCGACATCGTTCGGCAAACGTCCCCGGATCCGTTCGTACCGGAGCCGGTCGTCAACTCGATTATCCAGGAGCTGCCCGGCCAGTCGGTCATGCTCCAGCGGGCCCGGACCGTGCCCATGTCGGCCAAGACCTCCCGCCAGCCCGTGATCAACACGCTCCCCAGCGCCTACTTCCTGACCGCTGAGACCGGCTCGGGTGCCCGCAAGCAGACCACCGACATGACCTGGGCCAACGTGATCCTCACCGCCGAGGAGCTGGCTTGCATCGTGCCCATCCCCGAGTCGTACTTCGATGACTCGATGGTGCCCATCTGGGATGAGGTCCGACCCCGGATCGCCGAGGCCATGGGCAAGGTCATCGACGCCGCCTGCATCTACGGCACCAACAAGCCCAGCACCTGGTCCCCCGCCATCTACCAGACGGCCGTGCTGAAGGGCAACCGGTTCACCCAGGGCACCTACCCGGACCTGGCCGCCGACATCGCCAACATGGGCCGCCAGCTGGCCGAGGACGGTTTCGCCGTCAACGGCTTCGTGTGCAAGCCAGGGTTCCCCTGGCAGCTGGTCGGCATGCGGACCGCCCAGGGTGTCCCGATCTACCAACCGTCGCTCCAGGATCGGGTGGGTGCCACCCTCTACGGCTTCGGCCTGTCCGAGGCCGATTCGGGTGGCTGGAACTCGGTTGAGACCCAGCTGATCGCTGGCGACTGGTCCAAGGCGATCATCGGCCTGCGCAAGGACATCAGCTTCCGGGTGTTCACCGAAGGTGTGATCACCGACGGCTCGGGCAACATCGTGTTGAACCTCATGCAACAGGACCACATCGCCCTGCGGGTCGTGATGCGCCTGGCCTTCGCCACCGCCAACCCCGTGACCGGGCTCAACACGAACGCCGCCACCCGGTACCCCTTCAGCGTGCTTCAGACCACCGGCTACACCTACAGCTGAGGCCACGCCATGCGGATCCTGGGCATGGCCCACCAGTACGTTCCGGCCCGTTCGGCCGGCGCCGAGACGCACCTGCACGCCATGCTCCGGGCCCTGGCTGCCAGGGGCCACCACGTTGACGTCACCCTGTCCCGACAGACAGGCGAGCCGTACACCCTCGACGGTGTCAACGTGTGGCCCCTGGTTGATCAGCGCTCCGATGTGTTCCGCTGGCTCACCGATGCCGACCTCCTGGTCGCCCATCTGGAGAACACGATCCGGGCCAACGTGCTCGGCTACTACAACCAGATCCCGGTCGCCATCTTGCACCACAACACCTTCGAGCCGACCCGGGACCAGCTGCTCATGGCCGAGGCCCGCACTGATCTGGTGGTAACCAACAGTCGGTGGATGGATGAGGACCTGATCGATTGGGCCATCGAGCGGGGATTCCAGCTTCCACCCCGGGTGATCTGCCGGCCCGTCACCGATCCGGCCGAGTACCGGACCACCCCGGGGGACCGGGTGAGCTTGATCAACCTGCGGCGGGCCGATGGCGACAGGGATCGGAGCCTCACCAAGGGCGGTGAGGTGTTCCGGGCCGTCGCTGAGGCCCTTCCCACGATCGCTTTCCTCGGGGTGACCGGGGCCTACGGGGTCCAGCAGGAGCTGGGCGACCTACCGAACGTGGAGGTCATCGACCATGTGCCGCACGATCAGATGCGTGATCGGGTCTATGCCCGCACTCGTGTCCTGCTGGTGCCTTCCAGCTATGAGAGCTGGGGTCGGGTGGCGGCCGAAGCGATCGTGAGCGGCATCCCGGTCATCGCCTCCCCCACCCCGGGGCTCCAGGAGTGTCTGGGCCCGGAGGGCATCTTCATCGACCCGGAGGACACCGACGGGTGGGTGGACGCCGTCTCCCGGCTGATGACCGGGCCCCGCTTGTGGTCGGCCGCCTCGAAGGCTGCGCTCCGCCAGGCCGAGGTGCATGCCGCCTTCGATGATCTGGACCGCTGGTGCGACTGGGCTGAGGCGACCGCCCAAGCCGGCGAACCGGTCTACTCGATCGGGGCCGTCTGATGCCGACCTCAAACCTGCACCTGGCCGCTGACCTTTGCTACATGGTGGAGGCCACGGGCGCCCAGAAGGTGCTCGATGTCGGCCCCGGCCACGGCAAGTACGGGGTCCTCCTGCGGGAGTACGCCCACGTGGAGCTGGTCGACGCCGTCGAGATGTGGGAGCCCTACATCGATGACTTCGGCCTGGAAGGCATCTACCGCCAGGTGCACCGGGGTGATGTGTGCAACCTCCCCGACGAGGTGCTGGCCAGCTACCACTGCGTGTTCCTGGGTGACGTGATCGAGCACATCGACAAAGATCGGGCCAACGCCCTCCTGGACCGCATCCCCGGGTGGGTGGTGATCTGCACCCCCGTCGAGTACTTCCCCCAGCCGCATGAGGTGCCCACCGAGCATCACATCAGCCACTGGACCACCGGGGACTTCATCGCCCGCTCGGAGCTGGACACGGTCGGCGAGCGCATGGGTGGGCTCCTGGTCCGCCTCAAGCCGAAGGACACGGGGCTCCCATGGCCGACCTGATCCAGCGCAGCGACATCGTGGCCCGCATCGGCACCCTCAACCCAGCCCAGGACGCCCGGGTGGACGCCCTGATCGCCGACGCTTCCGCCCTGGCCCGAAGCGAAGGGCCGTGGCTGGAGAACGTGACCAACGACGTCGTGGTCCTCCAGCTGAACGGCAACCGCCTCACGCTCCCCTCCGGCCCGGTCACCTCGATCACCGAGGTGCGCCTGGTGGGCATCCCGACCCCGGGCGGGGACCTGGTGATCCCCAACGGTTACTGGGCCTTGGACGGGATCGACCAGATCGTGCTCGATCAGGATGCGGAGGGCTGGATCATCAACATGCCCGAGGCCTGGTGGGTGGACTACGGGGCGATCGGGACCTACCGGGTGACCTACTCCCACGGCTTCACCACCACCCCGCCCGAGGTGGTGGCCGTCGTGTGCAACATGGTGAACCGGGTGCTGACCTCCCCCTCGATGGCCGAGGGCCTGACGGGCGAGAACATCGGTCAGTACGGCTACCAGATGAGCCAGCAGATGGGGGCCATGGGTTCCGGGGTGCGGATCACCGAGGCCGACCGCTCGATCCTGCGCAACCCGAAGTTCCGTCGTGGCCTCATCACCATCGAAACCCCGATCTGAGGTGACCCATGCGTACCCGTAGAGCCGTACCCCTCATGGTGGAGCGCTGGTGGGAGTGCCCATCGTGCGCCCATCAGGCTCGCACCACCCGGGGCGGGATCCTCACCCCGATGCACCGGTGCTCGAAGATGTCCGGCCTCGAAGTGCCGCTCGTGCAGGTACTTCACAACGGGGGCATCCGCTCGGGCGATGTGCGCCACGTCGCCGTCGAGCGGGGCGACATGATCGGCACTGAACGGGGGGTCCTGGTCGACGCCCGGGGCAAGGCCATCCAGTCCGTGATCACCGAGCGACGGGACGGGTCCTATGACTGCACCGTGTTCGCTCCCGTTGCCACCGCATCCGCAAGTTGAAAGGGAACCCCTGAATGGCCTGGTCAGCATCCAAGATCTTCTCGCAATTCCTCCTAGGTGCCCTGGACCGAACAACGGCGTTCGACATCGACACCGACGTCCCCAAGGTGGCGCTCTACAACAACACGCCGACGCCAGATAATACGGTGACACTGGCCAACACGGCCTACAACGTGGGCCAGTGGGCGACCGCTCAGGAGCAGTTTCAGGCTGGCCAGTGGGCTCAGGGTGGGGTGGCGCTCTCCGGTCATGATGTGACCACGGCTACTACCACGGTCACCTATGACGCCACGGATACGGCTAGTGGGGCCGCCTGCACGCTGGCCAACGTGTTCGGTTGTCTGGTCTATGACGACACCATCACCACCCCAACCGCCGATGCCGGTATCTGCTACAACTATTTCGGAGGCACGAATTCGGTCACCAATGGCACTTTCACCGTAGTGTGGAACGCGTCCGGAATTATGTCATTCTCTGTGGCCTGATCCCTTCTTCCCGCCTCGGGAGGGGGTGAACCGTGACCGTTGCGTTCAGCTCCATCGGGACATCGGCCAGCGGTTCAACCACCGTTGCACCGTCCTATCCGGCCTCGATCGCCTCAGGTGACTACCTGACCTGTGTCGTCACCAGTGGCGCCACCTCATCGGAGACCCCGACCACCCCGACCGGCTGGACACTGCTGGGCACTGGAGCTAGCACCGACGGTGCCTTCGGGGTCGACACGGGACCCCGTCGGGTGACCGTGTTCGGTCGGATTGCTGATGGCACCGAATCGGGCACCCTCACCGTCTCGATCACCAACGGCAACACGTGTCGGGGCTCGATCATCCGCTGGACAAAGTCCGCCCTGTTCGGCTGGAACGTGGTCGGCTCGGGCGGCAACGACTCGACCTCGGGCACCGGGTTCTCGGCCGCCACCGGAGCCATCGACTGGGCCGTGGGGGACTGCACCCTGGTCGCTGTCGGCCAGCGGGTCGACACCGCCACCCAATCCGCCCAGTCGCTCACCGCCACCGGCATCACCTTCGGGACCCGGACCAACCAGCGGTCCGACGCCGACACCACCGGCAACGATCACCGGCACGTGATCGACACATTCGCCGCCACCACCGGCGGCACCGGCTCCCAGGCGCCCACATGGGCCTACACCGCCTCAACCAGCGTGTCCGGGGGCCTGGTCATCGTCCGGCTCCGGGAAGTGGCCAACTCGCCGATCGCCGGCCGGGCCACCGGCACCGGCACCGGGTCGAACGCCACCCCCAAGGCCAGTGGGAACGCCACCCCGACCGTGGCCTCAGCCACCGGCACGTCATGGGTACCGGCCAGCGGGCGCCGGGCCGGAGCGGCAACAGCAGTCGGGGTGGCCAACAACGTCCGCATGACGGGCACGCCGATCCACCTGGCCTACGGGAGCGACGGCACCCCCACCCAGACCTTCACCACCGGGGCCTTCTCGCCGCCGGCCAACAGCCGGATCATCGTCATCGGTCGGGCCACCCGGAACAACCACCTGTCGTCGTTCACCAACTGGGCTGCCACCGACTCGGCCAGCTTGACCTGGACCAAGCTGTACACGGCCGCCATCTGGCCTAACGACTCCTCTGCTTTCGCCCGCAACGTGGTGATGTTCTCCGCCCCGGTCGGTGGCTCCCCACCGGGGTCGATGACGGTCACCCTGGACGCCTGGAACACCGCCGACACGGGCTGGTACGCCGCTGCGGTGATCGTGCTCCGGCCCGAGCAGTTCAACCCGAACGACCTGATCGGCATCGGCCCGGCCGCTAGCGCTGACACGGTGTCGGTCAACGAGACGGCCGTGACGCTCGGATCGGCCACCGGCAACGTCACCTATGCGGTGTTCTTCTCTGAGGACAACGGCCCTAACGTCACCTGGGCCACACCACCGGCCGGGTGGACCACGAAAGCGACCGCCGCCACCGGGATCTATGTCGGGGCCACGGTTCTGCGGGCCGAATCTGACGCTGACGGCACGGTCCAAACCAGCTACACCGGGTCGTCGGCCTTCCAATGCGCCGGGATCGCTTTCGAGCTGAACCCGTGGCCCTACCCGGCCGAGCCGGCCGTGGCCACCGGCACCGCCCACAACGCCGGGGTCGGGCGGTACCAGACGACCGCCGACCTGGTGGCCGCCGTGCTCCAACCGAGCGGGCAGGTGGTGGCTTGGATGCCGAACACCGAGGCTGCCACCTCGAAGACTGATGCCGCCTGGGAGCAGGGGCAGTTCAGCTCCTTCACCAACACCGACACGAGCCCGTCCTACGGGCACTGGTATCCGAACACCACTCCCGCCGGCCCGCCCTACGTCGTCGCCGACTACAACCTGGTGGCCTCCATCCCGCTCGCCTTCAGCGGCAACGGCTACCTGGAGCACATCCTCACCTCCGCCTACGCCGACTCCTACGCCACCCAGCAGTGGCGGACCCTGGACCAGGCCGGCAACAACCTCCCGGCTACCGCCACCTACTCGTGGCGCTTCAAGCTCCACGAGGAGATCACCTACGACAACGGGACCAGCCCCGACAACGGGTGGGTCCAGCACTTCCAGCTCTACCGGCTCCAGCCATCCAACGCCGTGCTGGTCGGCATGGGAGCGGGGCTCCGCAACGGGTTCGACAACTCGATGCGCTGGTACGTCGACCTGAAGGACCGGGCCAACTGGGACATCGCCCACGTGAACAGCCCGCCGATCCCGATCGGTGGCTGGGTCCACATGGAGGTCCAGGTCCTGATCACCGATCAGGCCAGCGGCTACCTGCGGGTCTACCAGGACGGGGTGATCGTTATCGACTACTCCGGGCCGACGGTGGCCAACGCCTGGACCACGCTCGGTTGCTCCTGGGGCATGTACGGCCATCTGCTCACGCTCGGCGATCCCAGCGTGGTCCATGTCGACTACGACGAGCTGTTGATCAGCACCGTCGGGACCTTCCAGCAGCTCCTGTTGCCCTCCGCCCCCGGGGGGATGGGGGACCCGGCCCGACCGGGGGTGGCCTCGGCCACCGGCACCGCCAGCAACGCCACCGTCACGACAAGCGGCAATGCGACCAACGCCCCCGCCGGGCTGGCCTCAAGCACCGGCACCGGTCAGGCCGCCACCACGAAGTCGAGCGGCAACACGATCACCGGGCTCGCTTCGGCCACCGGCACTGGAGCCAACGCCACCACCACCTCCAGCGGGAACACGGTCACCGGGGTGGCCCAGGGCACCGGCACCGGCCAGGGGGCCACCTCGAAGGTGGGCCCGGTGGTCCAGCTCGCCCCGGGCACCGGCACTGGAGCCAACCCCACCACCACCGCCAGCGGCAACACGATCACCGGGCTGGCCTCGGCCTCGGGCACCGGCACCAACGCCACCGTGGTGACCGGGGCCCTGGCCCAGGCCCAGCTGGCCTCGGCCACCGGTACCGGTCAGGGGGCCACGACCAAGGCGAGCGGGAACACGATCACCGGGCTGGCCTCGGGCACTGGTACCGGCTCGGCCGCCAGTGGCGGCATCGGCGGAGGTGTCGGCCCTGCGGCGGGGACCGGCACCTCTACCAATGCCACCACGAAGGCCAGTGGGAACACGGTCACCGAGGTGGCCCAGGGCACCGGCACCGCCCAAGGGGCCACGGTCTCGACGTCGTCGGCCGCCAACGCCCCCGCCCAGGTCGCTTCGGCCACCGGCACCGCTCGGGACGTGGTTGGCCGCTTCATCCCAGCTGGGGCCGCTACAGGCGCTGGGAGCGCCGCTGACGCAACGGTCAGCGTCCGGGTAGCAGTACTGCTGGCCACCGGCACCGGCACCGCCCAGGCCTCAACGGTGGTCACTGGGACCCTGGCAGCCGCCGGGCCGGCTGCCAGCACCGGTACCGGTCAGGGGGCCACGACCAAGGCAAGCGGCAACGCCGACGCCGGGCTGGCCCAGGCCACCGGGACCGCTACCGACCCCGGGGTCTCCGGTCGCACCCAGGCTGGGGCCGGTTCAGGTACCGGGGCGGCTCCGGCGCCCAGCGTGACCAAGGCCGTGGCAGCCCAAGCGGGGACCGCCACGGCCAACGGCACAGGGTATGCGGCCACCGTGCTCCTGGCCCGCATCGCCCAGGCCGAGACCGCCCTGGCTCTGGCCCTGGCGCACGGGGCCGTGGCCTACACGGTGGCACCCGGGCTCGCCAACGCCGGGGGCGCCACCGCTCGGGCCGCCGCCTACGGTGTGGCCCGTCGACCCGAGTTCATTGGAGGTGCACCCGTGCTGCTGGAGCCTGTGACCCTCACCGTCATCACCCCAGCCCCCGGTCCGAACGACGGTTTCGGCAATGCGACCTGGGACTACGGGGTCGGTGCCGCCCGGCGGGACATCGTCGGGTGGGTGCAACAGGATCGCCGGGCCGAGGGCTTTCATCCGGGGCGGGACCCCCTGGAGGAGCACTGGCTCCTTGTCACCAACGATCTGACGCTCACCGGTCGGGACCGGGTCCAGTGGCTGACGTACCCGGCGGGACCGATCACCTTCGAGATCGAGGGCCCACCCGAGCCGGCCTACCGCCCGGGCACCGGGTTCCACCACACGGAGGCGACGATGCGGAGGCTGGTGGGATGAAGGTCGATATCGGGATCTTCAATGTCAATCCGAACTTCAAGCACATCCCCAAGGGCTACCGGGCGATGCTCCGCTCGGCCGAGGTGCGCTCCGACCTGCAACGTCGGGCCGACAACGTGGCTGGTGTCGTCCGTCGTCAGCTGTCGGGGCTCGGCAACGAGGGGTCAGGGGTCCGCCTCATCGCCGATACGAACGTGGGCCGCAACCGGAGTGGAGCGACCGTGCTCGGGGTGCCGATGCGCCTGGAGCGCAAGTACCGGATCCTGGGCTCAGCGATCGATGCGGCCCGCTCGTGACCGGCTTCGCTGACATCGTCACAACCATGGTCGCCTATCTGGCCGGGATGCTGGCTCCGGTACCGGTGGCCACCCGGGTGCCCGAGACCCGGCCGGTTGAGTTCGTTCAGGTCCGCCGGGTGGGCGGCCCGGCACTGCCTCCGGTACGGGAGACGGTGCGCCTGGACGTCTTCTGTTGGGCTGAGACCGAGGCCCGGGCCTACCAGCTCGGGACCTACGTGCGGGAGGCCATGTGGGCCTTGAACGGTCAGATGTTGGCAGGTCTACCCGTCTACGAAGTGGGCGAGTTCATGGGGCCTACCATGACCGCCGATGACCAGACCCGCACACCGCAACTGTGGGCCACCTATGAGCTGATCGTGAGGGCCGACAGTGCCATCCATCGAATGTAGTGCACATCACAGAGCAAGGGAGCAGCGATGACCGTACAAGCGCCATTCGTGAGAGTGGCCATCACGGGGGAGGTATACTGGGCGCCCACCGGGAGCACCGCCCCCACCGACTCCGTGACCGCCCTCAACGCCAGCTACAAAGGGCTCGGCTACCTGTCCGACGACGGGATCGCCGAGAAGTGGGACGACACGGTCGACACCATCGAGGCCTGGCAGAACGCCACCACCGTGCGCTCGGCCACCACCAAGTCCACCGGCACCATGAGCTTCACCCTGATCGAGACGAACGGCTTGGCCCTCCAGACCTTCCACCGGGGCTCCGTGGTCTCCGGCGGCGGTAGCGCCTTCACCCTGGACGTGAAGCCCATCACCGCCGCCCCAGCCCAGTGGGTCTTCCACGTCATCGACGGGACCAAGCTGATCCGCATCAGCGTGAAGAACGGGGAAGTGACCGAGCGGGGGGAGGTCGTCTACAAGAACGGCTCCCCCATCGCCTACCCCATGGTCCTCATGTGCTACCCCGACTCCTCGGGCAACCTCATGAGCAAGTTCTCCAACGACACCGCCTGGGGCTACAGCTGATGAGTCCCGCCACCCGCCGTACCAACCTCCAGGCCCTCGACGGTGGCCCGGGTGTCTTCGATGCCCGGGTTGCCGTGGAGAAAGCCGAGGTCGAGTATCCGCCGTTCCCGTTCATCGGCCTCGACGGAGCGACCTACCATCTGCCCAACCCGCTCATGCTGCACTCCGGGGACCAGGTGGCCGTGCTCGAAGCACAGGCCAACGCCGACCCCGAAGCGGCCGAGCTGGCGTTGCGGGCCCTATTCGAGGCGAGAGCACCCGAGGCCCTGGCGGCCATGGATGCGATGCCCTCGATCGTGGTGGCCCGCCTCATGGAAGCCTGGAACACCCAAGCCGAGGAGGCCATGGGGCTGGGGGAAGCGCCCGGGGCGCCCTCGCCACCCAACCGGGCCGCCAGGCGCTCCAAGCCGACCTCACGATCCGGGGGATCAACCTCTGGGCGCTCCGCCTCTGGGAAGTAGGGGCCTGCGTCCAGACACTCCTCCGGGACCCGACCTCGCATCTAGCCCGGCACCTGGGGAGCGACGGGTACAGCACCACCGAGCACCTGCTGTTCATGGTGCTCGATGAGCTGCGGCTGGCCAACTGGCTCAACTCGGCCGACGGTCAGAAGAACCGCAACCGACCCACCCCGGTCT